TTTGTTCTCGTGCGCCCTCGACCGCCCGTTCCTGAGCTGCCGCCGCCCTTGCTTGCTCTGCCCTGGCCTCGACAAGCCTTTCTATCTCCCCGACCGTCTGGCTCAATGCGTCGCGTTCAATGTCATATTGGACATTCAGCCCCTCCATGGACCGGTTGAGCATGTCGACGTATGTGGCCATTCGCTGCTTTTCCTCGGCGCTCTTGTTTTCGATTGCGCTAAGTTCCGTAATCGCAGAGACAAGGTTTTTTGATGCCCCAATTTCTGCATTTATGGAATTCACGCGGCTTTCGTATGTCTCTTTGTTTTTTGAGACAGATTCCGTGAGCGCGTCCGTGGTTTTTTTTAGCCTTTCGTTTTCTTCCCTGAGCTTTTTGGACGCTTCGGATTCTTTGTTTAGGTGTTTCACGAGCAAGACTATGCCTGCGGCGAGAGCGGCAACCCCAGCAATTATAATGCCTATAGGGTTTGCTGTCATTGCGGCATTCCAAAGCCATTGCGCGGCGGTCGCGAGGCCGATCTTGCCAGTCAGTACGCCAACGACGAGGGTTTTTCCGGTTATGGCCCCTGTACTGGACAACAGCGCAGCCGTCTCGGCGGCGGTCGCGACCGTCCCCGCCTTTGTTATCACCTGACCGGCGGCATTTACCGTCATCCCGGCAGATATGGCCGCCGTCCGTACCGCCTCAGCCGCCGCATTCGCGCCCAAGACTGTGGTGTTCGCTCCCGTAACTGCGGTTGCCGCAGCTATTGCGGTTTTGGCGGCATTTATGGCCGCCGTAGCTTTTTGGATTGTGTTGCCAATCGTCCAAGCCGCCGTGAACGTGCCCACGGCAATGGCGGCTGTTTTTACTACAGTTATCACGGCATCCAGGTTCGCTGACAGCCACTGCAAGGCGCGAGTCCCTGCGTCCACAGCATTCCTTAGCGGCATTTGCAGTTTCTCATACAGTTGAATCCCAACGCCCTCGGCGGCGGAGCCAAATATCTTCAAACTGCCCGCCAAGTTGTCAATCATGGTGTCAGCCATGCGCTGCGCGGTGCCTTCGGCAGTATTGACGGCTTCGGTCAGTTTGCCAAAATCGTCCTCCGTTGCGTTTAGTATGGCGAGAAATCCAGACATTGCGTTTTTGCCAGCTATTGTTGCGGCCATTTGAACTTTTACGGATTCTGTTAGATTGACCATGTTTCCGTTGAGTCCATCAGAGGCCAATATCCAATCCCTTTGCTCCATTGCGTAATCTTTGGCAGCCTTGCTCATTTTTTGCGTTTCAAGATACGCCTCAGCTTGCGCGTCGCTCATTTCGGAAAGTTCGATTGCAAGGTTGCTAACCTCAACCCCGCTGACATTGAAAGCCTGTCTCATTTCCCCCATCAATTGATTGAGCGGCTTCATGTTGTTTTCCGCATCGACGAGAGATATGCCTAACGCATCCATCGCGGCACCCATCTTATCGGTTGGGTTCGCCAAGTTGGTCAGCATGCTACGCATAGATGTGCCCGCTTGGCTTGCCTTGATTCCAGAATTCGCCATAAGGCCAATCGCCACCGCCGTGTCTTCTATTGAATATCCAAGTGCGCCCGCCAGAGGCGCGGCATACTTGAACGTTTCGCCCATCATGGCGACATTCGTGTTAGAGTTAGATGAGGCTGCCGCCAAAACATCAGCAAAATGCCCAGCATCGCTTGCCTTTAGCCCCATCGCAGTGAGCGCGTCCGTAACGATGTCAGATGTTAGCGCAAGGCTCTCTCCAGAAGCGGCGGCGAGATTCATGATTCCTCCGATGCCGCTCAGCATCTCCTCGGTTTTCCATCCCGCCATTGCCATATATTGGAATGCCTCTGCGCTTTGGGATGCTGAAAATACCGTCGCCGCGCCCATTTCCTTCGCTTTTTCCCCAAGGCGAGCCATGTCTTCGGACGATGCTCCAGATATAGCGCCCACCTTCGACATTGATGCCTCAAAGTCCATTCCTACCTTTGTGGCATACCCGCCCACAGCTAACAGGGCACCGCCACCAATTGCGGAAAATTTTAGCAGTTTCGCCTGAATTGCGTCCGCGTCCTTTTGCACGGCGGTAGCCATTCCGTCCATTTTTCCCTTGGCGCTGTCTATGCCGCTGTTGAATTCGTCGGATTTTAATCCGATTTTCGCGAAAAGAGTAAACAGTTCCACTTTACGGCCACCTCGCACGTGCAAACGGCGCTCTAGTGCGCCGTCGGTTTTACTTTATTTTCTTCTTGCCTCGGAACATGTCGATTACGTCCCGCTCGTCATATTCTTCCTTTGCGGAATCGCGCTTCTTGTCGCTGATATATTCATGCCATTCCGTATATTCCTTGTAATAGTTGTTCGGGGGAAGCATGAGCAGGGAGCGCATGGCGTTGAGCATATAGGCATCCCGTTTAAGCTCATATTCGCGATTCGCAAGCTGGATGTCCACGTTCTGCCCAAGCGCCATTTCGTGCTCATGCTTCGCCACGAGGTACAAATTGAGCGCCGCCAGCGGCATTGGCCCGGCCTCGGCTATGTGGCGGATTGCATTCTTTGCGCCAATAGCCTTAACCGTGGAAAAAAACGCATAAGCGTCTCGTCGCCCAACGTCTCTTCAATCATGCCCACGATGTCGCGGAGGGGCTTTTCCCTAAGCTCCTCCGGCGGGATTTCGTACAGTGCCGAAAATATGCCGATAATCCCGTCATATTGCCGTACAAACAGCATGTCGATGTATTCTTTTATTATTTCTACTCCCTTTTGGGCCGCGTCGTCCTCGCTCGTTTCTCTTATGTCGAGGCGCATGCCGTTGATTTTTGTGAATTCGTCCAATATGGCGGTTATTTCGGGAGTTACGGTGAGCACGAATTCGCGAATCTTGTCTAGGCTCTTTTCCGACAGATGCATGGCCGACCTCCCTTAATCTTCTTCGGTAACGTCGATATTGAACACTTGGTTAGGTTCGGAGCCAAGCGACAGCGTCACCTGATACGCTCCGAGCGCGTATGACACGACTACGGTCGAATGCTGCACGATCGCGCTTACAGCACCCTGAACCCATGCCGTCTTTGCGGCTTGGGTGCTTTGCTGGTCGCTCGGAATCTCGAACGTGGCGGCTTCAACGGCGGCCCTGTCTGCTGCCAACTTCTCCGCGTCCGTCATCCCTTCGGCTTCGCGCTCGAAGAAAAAGATTTTGCATGGCGCGTACTGCATTTTAGTCAGGTCGGACTGATGTCCACGGAACTCGACGGGTATAGTTGCTTCCCCCATGTTCGCGATTGTCATGGTCATTCCGGTCGTGTTGAGCGCGTTCTGTATCTCGATATAGATCAGACCGCCCTCTCCCGTTATGCCCGCCCAGCCAAGGAAGGGGATATAGTGCTCGGGGAGCAGGGTGCTGCTTATCATAATAGCGCCGGTCGGCGCATCCACGACGGTGGCCGAAAGCACGCGCTGCAGGTTCGCTTTGGTTATCTCTTTTATCGTGGTGGTGAGCATGATCTCCCACGAATCGAATACAGTAGAACCGATGACGGGATAGGTCAGGTCGTCCACCTCGATCTGCCGCACTTCGGGAGTTGCGACAAACGTGCCGCCCCCAGTCGTCGCGCCTAGGCTTTTCCCCGCTATCCTTGCCTCCTCCAAAATTGTCGCGAACTGTTCTGCCGTCGTGTCTGCCGTGATTTGCGACGAATCCACGCCAGTGTAAAATGCCCCCGCTCCAAGCTGCATTTTCATGAAGCTGGTGGGGGTCAGCCCCGATGGGCGATATGCCGTTGCTTCCATTAGTGTTCATCCTTTCTTGTTTTGAATATAAAAATAACGCTCCGAGAGCGCCTAAAGCACATAGCTTCGCACAGCCGTGCGGATGATCCCCCTTGTAATCGTCTGGTCGTCGGGGTCGTCCAAGTAATTGAAAAACGGGCTGGATCTGAGTAGCCACAAAGCCCCCTTATCCCATCTCAGCATCGTGCCGCCGTCATGCGGTATCTTATTGGCAACCTGTGCCAAAACATCGTCCACAAGCCCGAAAAAGCCCTCTTGTTGCCGCCTGTCCCAGATCGACGCGCTGAGAATCGTGAAATCGGCGAAATCCGGCCGCGCAATGTCGTATGTTATGCGCGGGAAAGTGTCGGCGTTTGCACGCGGCACATATCCAGTCTGCCACGCAGGAATCAGCGCGTTCGCAGGGGGGAATCCCCCTCGGTCAAGAAAACTGCCCCAGAAGGCAGCGAAAGCTTTGCGTATGTCGTTCATCTGACGTCGCTCCTCTCACTGACCTCTGCCACAAAAGACTTTATCTGGCTCACCGCCTGTTCGGGTGATTCCAGAGGGTCGCCGATAATCCTGATGTACAGCCCGTCCTTTTCGCGCCTAATAACGTCGCCGTCATGCAGAGGCACATTTGGGGGCAACACGAATCTGCCGCGTGTCCGTATCCCCTGCGCGGAAGCAATCATCATTTCATCTGACTGCGATTGCAAAAACACCCCATCGACGACCATCCCATCTCCAAAAGTGAATATCCACTCATTCGGCGGAGGAAACCCAGAAGGCTCTCTGATTCGCTCTTGGAGAAAATGCTTTTCAAAATAGTCGATCATTGACACGACACGTCACCTCGCTTTCAGACATGAGAAAACCCGCCGTGCGGCGGGTTTTCTTTTTAAGATGCGCCAAGATTGGCTGACCAGCGCTCAGTTTAGATATCGGGCGTCAGCTTATAGGTCAGATGCTAACGGTGTGATATTTGAAATTGCCGTCTTCATCGCAACGCGCTGTGAACTTCGCGCCGACGTTGTTCAGCGCTTCAGAAAACTCGGAGCCATACGTTCCAAGATCATAAAGCCCCGCCTTGTTGGCTCTCTCGAAGAGGTGGTTTAGTTCGATTGATGCGTATTTTTTGAACGTCGCCTTTAGCCAATTCTCACACCATGTAATTTTTCTTTCGTTTAACATTTCTGCGTCCTCCTATAATCATTTTGTGTTCTTCCAATTACATAATAGCATACTTTGCAAAGTATGTCAAGCACTAATTTAATACTTTACAAAGTATTTTTTATGTGTTACAATATACGCAGAGGTGAGCATATGGGAAAGACAAGTTCAGAAGTTAAAAACAGATATAATGCAAAAACATATGACCGCGTGACCATCGTCATTAAAAAAGACGTAGCGCCGAAAGTTAAAGAGCGCGCCGCCGAAAAAGGCGAAACGGTCAGTGGATATATCAAACGTTTAATCAGCGCGGATATGGGCGGACTAGAACTATAGCCGTCTAAATACTTATCTGCGCGAACATCCTCTGAAACGGCGCGAGGCGGCTTGCGAAAACCTCTCTCCACCCAATCGGCGCCCCTTTAGCGTTCTGCCCGCGTGACCACGAGTGCAGCCCAATGACACTCTCGGACGTATACGCCGTCGGCTTGCCCGCGCCCTCGTCAAACGCCTTTATCTCCTCGCACAGCTTCATAAAATCGCGAGGCACTGCCAGACCGTATATAACGCCCTCAAATGCCTCTTCGTTTTCCGTGGGCGTTTCGCCGTCGCTTCCGTTTGAAAGCGTATATACGCCGTCAACGGAGCTTTCTATGCGGTATACTCCGTTATTGAGTAATGAACCCGTTATCGCAATCCATTGGTTGACAAGATACCCGTTTTGCAGGGCAATCGTGCCGTCGGATATGCCGTATTCGCCCTCTTCGCTCGTCTGCGTAAAATAATTGCGCGTCTCGCGCATGGCAATCAAAAGCATGTCGTTTAATTTCATGTGACATCCTCGCTTTCGCGCATAAAAATACCGCCCTGCGGCGGTTAGGCTTTGGTGTATTCGAGGATTATCGTCACAGGACGGCTGTTATATGTGCCTGTTGACGCATATGTTATTAACCTCACATGTGTACGCGCCGCTGTAATTTGAGCATCAACCATCGCTCCGCTTTGTGTGTTGGCATACCCTAAAAAGTTAAGATTCCCGTCTGAGAGTTCTATCTGTCCACTACGACTAATCACCTTGTCTATAGTTGCCCCGATAGCTATCTCAACCATACCCGGTGTTCCAGAAGTTGCGCTTGCCGCTGCGCTTGTCCCCGTCAATACCCGCCGATAAATGGGCTTGTTGTCTGTCCAGAAGCCTACGACCTGTTCAGTCGTTGAATATGTAGGATTATCAAGCCTTCGCAAGCTGTTAGCGACAAAATTGCTTTGTGCGTTTGCGCCTTTCCACGACCATTTACCAGACGTGGCTGCCAAAAAGTCAATCTCATACCATGTGTCGTTTGTATCGCGACTTACCGTAATGTATGCAAATGACGTGCCGATATGCGGCATGGGGACGACCTCTGTAGCCTCACCAGTTGTTTCGTCGAAGGTAACAGATTGAGCGACGGTAACGCCGCTGGCTTTCCCGATGACGATACGACTGCGGTTACGTTTTGAGTGATAACGCATGGCTTCTAACGTGAGGTAGGCTGTGCCAGCAACCGTAATCGTCCGTCCTTGTGCGCTGTTTTCCTTGTCCGTTAGGCTTGCATCCGACCCTGCTGGGAATATAACGCGTTGGTCTGCGTTGCTCTCAGTCCATGCAGACCATGCAGGAGTTCCACCGCCATAGTGTCGGTAATATAGTCCTTGTGGGCTATGGAGTAGCTGGAATATATTAGATGTAACTGGCACAACTTCCATGCGGAAATAATTTACAGTTGGGCAATTTAGTAAAGTTGTGGCTGTCGCGGATGATGGTGTACCGTAATTCCCAGGCTGTCTATAGTCGTTCAAATCAGAACCAACAGGAATGGAGATATACTGGCTATTCATCGCCTGTCCTTTGGTCACCCCATCAATGACGCTCATTATCTTGGTGACGGAATCCCATGTGACTTCGCCGCTTTGTGTGCCTTTTTGCATGTCCGCGCCTGTGATGAATTGTGGCGCGATAGATACGGGGGGGATAAACTGGCAAGAAAGCTCTGTCGCCGTTCCCACGTCTACCGTTATACTGCAAATCTGCCCTCTGCTTATTGGTGCGACAACCCAATTCCCAACATTGGTTCCAGGCGATATAGAGTTGACAATCGAACCAACTATCTGCCCGTCTATGCGAAAGAGTGCTGTTCCCACATCGGGTTTAATTCCGGCGAAATAAACATATCCATCCCTATCCGCAGTCCATGTTCCGCCTACGGTAGAAATCCTGTTTATGGATTCCATGTTCGCATAATCAGGCTGCCCTATCAACCGTGTGTTAAATTCAGTCGCTGGGGTTGTCACCCATATAATTTTTTGTTGCCAAAGTCGTATTTGAAAATATGACGGAGTGCCCGTTGTGGTTACTCTTATCGTGTCGCCCGCTTTTACTTGGTATAATTGAGAACCTATAGCGGTTGTTGACGGAGGAAATGCGGCGGGGGCTGAATCGCTTTCGTTAATATAGACTGAGGCAACATTAGTCCCAGCAAACACAGCCTGTACGAATCCGTCCTCTGGAATCGTTATTATCGTGTTAATTGCCCCAGGTATGACCTTGATTGGGGCTGCATAATCAGGCACAGTCGTAAAGGTGTTATCGTCTCCACCACCGCCTTTGCGTCGGAATGTTTCGTGCTCCCTGTCTTGGTTTCCGTTGATTACCATTCCGTAAAATGAACTCAAATCCGTTATCTCGCAGTTTGCCCCCGGGTATATTGTCACCATACCGTCCCCAGTCAGCCTGTTGATTGAGGTTCTTGAATTTGCAGATACGGGAATCCTGAAACCGCCCGTGTTGGAAACACTGAGGTAATTGGTAACGGATATATTTGAATCTGGTGTGTCTGAAATCAGCACAAGGGAACTGCTGGCAATTGTCAGAATCGGAAAAGTTCCATTTCCTCGGATGGAAGCTCTTGTCTTGAATATCTCACAGCTGGTACCCACAATCTGCACATCGTCACTCAACGTCATATATACGGGACGTGAAATGTCACGCAGATAAAGCCTATTTCCAATTGGGACGGACGAGTTTATCGCATATGTGCCAATGCCGCCGAGGACATTATGCATTGTGACATCTCCAGAGTACGTTCGTGTGACATTTATTGTAAATCCGTCTGAAAACATCCTGTTGTTTATGTTTATGTCAAGAAAATCCTGAATATCCGAGTTAAACTCAAATTCATTGCTTGGCGCTTGGTCTGCCGGAATTTGGGTGTATACGCCGGGAACGCCTTTAGTCATTGCTTCATTTTTTCTTGCGAACGTTTCAAGCGGTCGGTTCGGGCGATTATCTACAATCTGCACATAATCGCTTATTGTGCCGTCAACGATGAAGTTGCTGCCGTCCCGAAGCGTCAAAAGATTGGCATTAAGAAAGTTCCCAACAACATGAAGCGTCCTATTAGCTTGGACGTTTATATGCCCTGTTTCGCTTTCTACCGTCAAATTGCCTGTGAACGTGGCGGTGATGTTCTCCGCGCCAAGCCGCATATAGCCCCTGATTACGCCGTTTCCGAACGTTATGTCAGTGTTCAGATCTATTCTCGTCACATAGTTTGAGTTAAGGTTATCGGCAAATACAACGCCAGTCGCTCCGTATAGCAGAACTTGCCCTTTGATGTTGTTGAAAGTCAGCGTTTCAGCGACTTTAACGCCTGACTGTATCCTTAAACTCCCGCCTGATACCAACACGTTAGATACGGTGACATTTGCAGGAGGCATTGCGCCATTCACGTCAATTCTTATCTGGCTTTCAAACCATTTATTGTTTACTTTTGCGTCAAGGAACTCTTGTAGGTCGTCAAAATCTGTGCCTTGTACATAAGTTCCCGCTACGCCTTTTGTCCAAATGTTGCCAACCGCTAAGCCTGAATCAACGGCTTTTTCGCCCTTGAATACCGCAAGATTGTCGTCCACTGCACCTGTTGCAAGTGGCATCATGCCGCTTATATCTACATTGAATGCAATGTCAAATTCCCAAGTTATAGTACCGTCAGCAGCAATTGCGTCCGCTATGTAGCGCGTGACAGCGTTGTTTTGAGTTTCGTCTACCCGTACGTTCACGAAATCATTGATTGTTATTGAAGTGAAAAAGGAAGCATTATCAGGCACGAGGGCGCGGGTGTTGAATGTCCCGACGTGGCTACCGAGGTTTTTAATGGTCTCAACTTCGCCGAACAGCCATTTTAGGTTGTTGCGTATGCGCTGTATCCATGTGCTATTGTACTTACCTTGTATAGGAACCAAAACTCCGTCTGCCGCTTGGTCTAAGACCGATATCAAGCCTAGTACGCGGTCTGTAGCCGCACCGTCGGCAAGTTCTGCGTCAACAATCCTGTCAACAGCGAAATCCCTTAAATCGCCGTCCTGTAACGCGCTCAAAGCCTTTTCTACAGCGTCCAAGAGCGCAAGGGTAGACGATATGACAGGATTTGCCGCGTCAGTATTATCGACGTTTACAAGCAGTTCTCCGGTCGCGTGAGTGACAGATTCAACACCACCAACAGACGGAACGCCCGGAACGCGCAGTTTGTTATCGCTGCCAAGGACTAGCGCATTTGGTGTCTGCACGGATATTAAGTCAGCGGGGTCGCCGCTACTTCCGGGCGGTAATTGCCCTTCCAGGACTTTGCCGTCAGCGCCAAGCGTCGCCACGCCGTTTGCCTCGCCTTTTTGCGCAAGCGGTATCGCGTTTCCGGCTGCCTGTTCCGCGTTTTCTGCTGCTGTCAACGCTTCGCCTGCTGCTTGTTGCGCTGCAATGACGCTCGCCTGCGTCGGCGGGACTTCCGTCAGTGCATCGGCTATGGCTTTTGCGGCGGCGGGGTGGGAGTGACGACGGCTAACTGCGTCTTCCGCCTCGGTTGCTCTTATGTTTGAATCAACTATCGCCATTAGTCATCGTCCTCCCTCAAAATCACTAGCATTCCGGTTTCTGAATTCATGACCAGATAGCCGGTGTCGCTGTTCATGGCCAGATAATCACGTCTTCTTTGCCGCTTTCGGCTTATCTTCTGGAACGCCTTTTTCGGCATAAACCTCAGTTTTGGACTGAGTATTCGGTTCGCCATTCTCGACACTTCCTTCGTTTGTTTTTGCGCGCTGCCGCGTAACCGACATCCCCTGCTCACCCAAATACTCAGCTAGCCATTCGCTATCGGTTTTGCCGACACCGTTTATGAACTGTATGCCGTATCGTTCTCCGTGATAATTGTTCGGCAATATTACTTCGTACATATCCGCAACCTCGACTATCTGATTTTGATGCGCCTGAAAACACCTGCCTTGCGAGTGTTTTTAAGCACGACCGCCATGACCGCCTCGACATCGCCTTTCTTTAGGACTCCAGGCTCGGCGAGGTTGGGCAATGCGGTTCTGATGATGTTGTTTCCAACAGGGCTGACGCCGTGAAACCCGTTGATCGCGATGGTCACGGCATACAGCGACGTTTCGCCTTGCGCATTTACGGGAACGCAGGGGAGCGTTGCATCGGAGGTTTCGTCGTAAAAATGACGCATGTCCACAAGAGGTATCCCGTCCCACGCATCCACTGAACGCCCGAAAGCGTCTTCTACGCGCTCATAGTAGCCCGCCCTGCGGGCGACGTTTTTGATCTTGGTTATCAGCGTATTGTTTGCAAGGAACATCGTCGGGCGCTCTTCAAGTTCCGATACAAACTCGTTCATTTTGTCCAAAAACGCATCATGGTTTGCGTCCATGGCGTTAGCGTCGGAGAGGTCGATTTCCGCAGCAGTGTTTATCTCCGTGCTGGATCCCGTGAGCATTGCGTTAAGCCCGTCGAACTCTAACGGACGCAGCGCCGAATCGCCGTTAATGACCGTATAGTGGAATAAGTTTATCGCGCCTTTGATTTTCTCCTGCATCTGAAAATCGAGCTCATTGACCGCTCCCGAAGTGTCGATTATAACGCGGTCGAGCTGGAAAGCGCCGCCGAAAATCTTCAATAGCGCGGTTTTCGAGTCGCGGATCGCTTGGTTCGGGTCGTAGTCCGTGTTGAGCGCCCTGAAATTTGCCGTAGAAGGCGTCTTCAACTGAATGTACGAATATCCGAGGGTAGATCCGCCGGTTCCCGGCGATACCGCATTGTCGAACATGAGCGAATCGAGCAATTGAGATCCACGCCTAAATTCGTCAACCACCATTTGGTCAACCTTGTTAGCCATCCCGACTTTTGCTTGTGCGAGTGTAATCATTTTCTATTACTCCTTTTTGTAATGTTGTTGTAGCGCTCCAATGAGCGTATCCGGTTGGGCCGAATCCCCGGAAGTTCCGGAGACTCTCGTTTCTGGCGGTTTTTGCTTCAATTTTTCGTTCACCGCCACCGTTACGTGTTTTTCGAGTTCGCCTTTCGGAAGAAAGTCGTACTTTGCGAACATCAGTGCCCGCTCCCTGATTTCGTCCGCAGGGGTCTTGTAGTAATCAAGCCCGGCGTTGAACAGCTCGAAGGGGATTTTGCTTTCTTCCAAGATTCCGTTTATCTCGGCGGTCAATTGCCGTATTTCCTCGCCCTGCGCTATTTGGTTGCGTAATTCCTCGGCCTCCTGCTTGTACATTTCGGCCAGCTCCTCGGGCTTCATCAGGGCTTCTTTTTCCTTGCGGCTCAAATTGGCAGCCGCTAACTGTTGTTGGCGCGTCCGCTCTTTTTCTCTTGCCGTATTCGCCGCTTTTGTCCTTTCCTTGTCCAATAACGTTTGCAGCGCCTTATCAGTCTTTAGCAAATCCTCATAATTCACTGGCGGGGTATTGGTCGGAGGGCCGTCTTGAGCGTCATGTCCGTCGTCCGTCGGAGGTGGGGGAGGGGGTTGCCCGCCCGTTGGCGGCGTTTGGCTTTGCGCGTCTTTGTCTTCTTCAATTGGAAGTCCTGTCGTCGGGTCTATTTTCATTTCGTGATGCTCCTTTCGCCCTTTCAGTGCTCTTCCTGAAAGTCCGTTATAATATCCGGTTCTTTTACGCCAACCGGAAAAGGGCAACAAAAAAAGCCGGAAAACACAGCGCAATGCTGCATCTTCCGGCTCTTTCGGCTCTAGTTATTAACCTATGCTTATGGCACTGTCGGATTGTCCGCAAAAAGCTTTTTCCGACCTGGCGCAATGCCTTTCGGCTCTATTTTGACTTTCTCTCTGCACCCTCGGCATTGTACATATACATTGCCGTCGTCGTCGCGCTCTGCAATGATTTTTTGCCTGCCATGACAGTCGCATCTTATCTGCTCGACGCTTATCACCTCCCGCCGAATCCATCGCCGAGTATTTTTGTGGCGATTTCGTTGTAATCGTCACGGTAATTTTCGAGCGAGTCTTTCAAAAATGGCCTGCCCGTCATTCGAGACGTGCCTTCGTGTACATATGGCGCATATTCAACATTGCTGCCAACGATTACGACCTCGTTTTGCTCGTCCACCTGATACGTCATGCTCGACCTCAATCGTCCGGTGTCGACCGGAGGTCGAAAATATCCCGGCCCTTCAGTTATAATTTTTGTGACGATTTCTTGGTTTTTAATCCCCATCGCTGTCAGCGCCTTGATAACATTGGCTGCCATTTGAGATTTTGCGGCAGGTGAGTTGTCTTGATATTCTTTGGACATCGGCTTACCTCCACGAAAAACCGCCTTAGAGCGTTGTTTGTAGACATCAATTACATGCTAGAAGTTGATATATAATTAACGTCCATTTGCTCACCGCAATTCATATACTGCCCCGCATGATATTGTATGGATTGACGGCTGTGGTGCTTGCGTTTGTGGTGTAAGTGATTTTAACGCCACTTTCCGAATACCCGCATATACAGGCATATATCGTAGCGGATGTCGTATAATGCGGCATCATCATAAGACCGCAATCAGGGCATATTTTGAAAATCATGTTTCCTCCCGCCGCTATATGCAGCCAACCGCTTGAAACGTCTTTAACATTTTAGGGAACTGCCACGCTATCCACTCTACAAATAATTCATTATCGCACCATTCATTCATGCCGCTTTCGGCTAAAAAAGCATGAATAATTTCGTGCCTTTTTACATTTTTCTTGTATTCGTCGATTTTTAGTACGCTGGTCTGATGGTCTTCGTAAAAATCAACTTCAACCGCTATCCGCTTGTCATATCGGTCGCAATATCCGTCTGTTTCATCCGAAAGTCTGCTATCCCGTTCTGCTGTAGTTTCTTCAAAATCGTATTCCGTGCCTAAAATGTCTATTTTCATTTGCTCTCCCACATCCCGCAATAACCGTCTGCCGTCACAAACTCCGTGCATTTATCTGAATCATCATTCACACAAATAATGCCTCCGCCCCAAAGGACGTTGCAGTGCCAGTCGCCATTCAGTCCGTATTTGCAAGTCACGCACGTTTCTTTCATAAGTTCTCTTTTCTTCGCCTAAACTCAGCTTTGAACAAAATAATGTGATATAGAACTATGAATACAATACCGCTACGCTTCAACAGCTTATCTCTTTCGGATTGCGTTGCATACGTTGCAAGCAAGTATACTTGCGCGTTAAATATTTGTTCATCAGTCCATCCGTTGACGGTTTTTCTCATTTCTTTATTGCTCATATTCAAAGAACTCTTTCCCTATGCCGTATTTTGCCATAAGCAATGACCGGGCCATCATTTCGAGTTTTTGGTGCTGCAAGCACTCGAACTCTATCTGCTCAATCGTCCGCAAATCGCTTACGTTGCCAACGTCCATGATTATATGCAAAAGTTCATGCACGAGAATGCCTTCGGCGCAGTATTTAAGTGTTCGGGATTCGTTGTATTTTTCATTAAACGCCCCTATTCTGATTATAGAGCATTTTTTGGGATACGTTATGCAATTTTCGCCAATGCTATTGTCTGATATTGGCTCTTCCAGCACAACGCGGATTATCCAGTCGTTAAGGAATAGCAGATTTTTCCAATATGCCAGACATTCTTGCGCCTGCTCTATGTTTTCAAACTCGATTATTGGCCCCCGCATATTGAAACATGCGTCTCGCTGCGCTTTTACGGATTCTATCTCTTGTTTAACGCCATGCCCTATGTTGGCTATCTTAAAAAACGAAACATTGTCAATTACAGGCATTGTGTCACCATCATTGCTGTGTGCATCTCCACATCCGTTGATTGGATTGCTTGCGCGGGTGTTCCATGCGGCTATCGCCTCTTTTCGGCTTGTAAAGGAATAATCAATTTTTGCACCACACTCAATACAGCCCGGAGCAAATACCGTCAAATTATCCAATCCAACTTCCGCAACTATCGTATTCCCTCCATCAGGGCAAAACGGGCAGGGCAAAAGTTCAGGTTCATCTTCAAGCCCGTTTTCGACGGTACGGATTAGTTTGCCAAGAGTATCATGCAAATATTGATTCACAACATCGTGACTTACACTCCACTTTCTGCCATTCGGAAATTTCTTACTATAGTAAAGTTCCTTCGTCTCCTCAAGCTCTTTTCTCGTCATCGCTCCCGCTCCTTAATTATTTTTATCCTTGAAGACCGCCCCGGACTTCACAAGGCAGCAAACGCCGCTCCCGCACAGGATTACCGCCTCAAGCCAATAGGTCAGGGCAAAGCCTATTATCAACTGCCCTGTGACGGACAATGCGAAAAATGCAAGGCAAACGGTCACGCTGTAGCCCATGACGTTGTATATCAAATTCCGCAGCCGCTTTTCCTTGGTCTGGCCCTCTTTCGCCTTGTCCGACTTGGTAAAGCAGAACAGTATCCAGCATATCATCGCGCCGAACCCTATCAGAGCGCCTACGCAGTGTATCCAATTTGAAACTGCCGGCGACACGCCCAACACGCCTACCCTATCAACCGTAATATAAGGCGACGCGCAAGGGAACATGGCTACGAGCGTGAAGCCCGCGCACATGCACAGCGTAAACAGTTTGTCCCAAAAATAGTCATAGGCGTACCGGACGGCGTAGCTGAGTGAGAACAGCGCCAAAGCGCCGAGCGCAAACGGCAGTATCGACGAAACCATGTTAGCCATTGTACCGGTCTCGGAGATAGATTGCGGGAACGGCAAGCCGTATATAAGCGTCGTGATTATCAGCACGGTTGGCGCGATAGCTATGCTCAGCCAACCCATGCAGGCGAGTTGAAAATTGCGGAATCCTTTTCTGTTGTCCATATTGTCACCTACTTTCTATCGCTAAAACTAAATCCTTTAAGCACCGAAGCGACCACGCATCGGCAATTGATTATTTCTTCCGGCGGGCCGTTTGGGTCTAGCGGATGCATTAAGCCGTTTGAAAACTCCTCGTCAAGCTCCGCCTTTTCCATGTGCATGTGCGAGTGAGAGTCGCGTGTTCGGTCGTCTAGCGTGGCGATCCACTGCTTTTCCATCTCTATCCCGTAATCGTCCCGCGCTTGCTCAAAGCCCAACATACGCCCTTGATTTGCGACGCGCAGCGTTTCCGTTCGGGCTATCCTCTGCGCGTCCCTGTAGCTCATGCTAACGGTGTTGCGTATTCTGCGGTTGATTTTAGGTATGCCCTCTCCGAGGATTACTGCTTGCGTAAGCTCGTTTTGAAGCCGAGGGACGATAACGCGCATTGCGCGGTTCTCATTGACCCCGAGCCGTCCGTAGGCAATCTGCGAGAACGGGGACTTGTCTGCCTCGAGGAGCAATGCCCGAAGATGGTTCCTGTCGTATATTGACCAATCCATGCCAACAAACGGCAATTGTCGGTCAATTGAGCGGAGCGAATGCCTATATCCGGCCTCGAATATGTTAAGGTTCTCTTCCTGTATTGTCTGCGCCGCTATGCGTCCGCTGTCTGCGATATCGCGGGCTATGCTTTCCGTTATGCCGGTCGTGCGCTGAACCTGTATCGCATAATTCCTGCGCATTTCCATCAATTCCTCGCCAGAGAGAAAGTCGTATTGCGTTGCGTCAAACGCCTCCAATCGCTCTATGGCCTTTGCCTGATTTTTTACGGCGGTTTCGTAGGATTCGCGGTATATGAGCTGCAAGCGTCGATCAAGCTCTCGCAGACGCTCATTCGTTGCTCTGTCCATTTTCCGCGCCCGCCTCACCGTCGTCACCCTCATGCTCGTCCATGCCTAACGCCTCAGCCGCGATGCGCTGTCGAACATCGTCGGCAAGCTCTTCTGGATATAGCATGTCGGTCGCCGTCTGCTCGTCTATGAGGTTGTTGCTCCTCAACTCCACGATATCCCTAACGCTCGATATTCTTGTGCGTTCGGCCTCTATTCTTGCGACCTCGGATTGGCTATCGACCTCAATTCCCGAAACGCCAATCGCCGTCTCCAGCGAGACTATGCCGCTGCCGCCGTCGTAAGCGCTTTTTGCCCGGGCTATGCTCGCATCCCTGTCGGTCGGCACATTGCGGCTGAAATGGATGTCCACGAGCCGAAAATCAAAGTTTGCGTTGTTTTTCAAGTTCAATCTGTTCGTGACGATTTCCCACAGCCGCAGATACCCTTTCTTAAAGATCCTGTCCACTATCGCGGCATACTGGTCGAGGGAGTAGAGGCTATATCCTAACGCCACGCCTGACGCATTAGGGCTTGTCAGGTCGGCGGCGCTTGGCACCGTGGTTGTGGTGGTTATCGTGCGCTCTATGTGCCGAAGCAAATCAAGCACGCCGCTGTAATCGACATTTTTAAGCATCCATTCGGCACTTGCGTTTTCGTGCAAAAACAGCGCGGATGCCTCATATAATTCTTTCTCCTCCTGCTTCCACGCGGGATTCACAGTTCTTCCGACAGCATTGCCATCTTTGTCCAAAACGTCGAGAAACATAGTGTTTTCGGGAGAATACCCCTTTATCAGCAGTTTGGCGCCGTCGTTGTACTGCGTCATATTCCTGATATTGGTCATCAGTTTTTCGTATGTGTCTATCAGCCCTATTGCAGGCTCGAAAATAGACAAATTATCGGGGTTCTCAAATGCGGCGACCGGCACATCTCCCCAGTAAAGCGGCTTTTCCGTCATTGTGCGCAAAAGCCCGTCGCTGTAATCCTCGAATTCCGCCGCCTTGCCGTCTGAATAATATACCCTGCGCGACTTTTCGGTGACTATCTCTATCTTTTCCTTCTCTTGTTCCTCCCAAACCCTGACCATTGCAACCGGGTATGGCGGGGTTCCGTAGTCGTAGATGCAGATAGTGTTTCGGCTGTCCATCCGCGTGTAAACTATTTCATTGGTTACGCTTTCCGTTATGTACAGATACGCCGCAGCGGTAACGATATAGTCATGGATCAGTTCCGCAAATGTAGCCGCATCGTCATTGTAACGTCTTATGTAATCAATATGCGCCTGATATTCGTCCGCATCCGCGCCGTTCTCGTTGTCGCCGGATGCCACTGCATATGTGGGCGGCTTGCCGGATAAGTATCCTCTCGCCATGCCTACAATATAGCTCTCGAACGCAACGACAATCTTATCGTTGCCGCTGTTCATGAGTTCGGTTGGGCTGTCTTTGCGGCGATACCGCCTGTACAGATTTTTACGGTGCGCAAAGTACGGCTTGGCGAGCGCTAGCAGTTCGCCGATCTTTTCTTCGTTGAGCGATTCAAAATATTCGCGGTCTAACTGTATGATGATCGCCGCCTCCTTTCGGGCAAAAGAAAACCGCCTTGAGGCGGATGCTCGTTATCCTTGTTAAACTTAATAAAACTTTAAGCTAGACGTATATATCCTGCTCTCCCGCATTTCGGATTCGAGCGCATATCTCGCCAAATCTATCCAGTGGTTATTTTTGTCGGGATAAGCGGAGATAAATTCTCCGTTTTTGTTGGTGTCGTACTCATAAAGCGTAAACTCCCGATATGCGTTCGGAGCCCTTTTTTTGTCGATAACGATTTCAGTCAAATCCTGCAAAAACTTTATGCCGTGTTCAATGCTGTCATGGCCCCTTTTCGCGCCTTCGATATTAAGCCCCAAATTTTGAAACTCGCTTATCGTGCGCGGTTCGCTCGAATCGGCAATGATTCGCATTGCGCCGGGATGTTTCTTTTTTATTTTATCGACGGCGGATCTGTTCGATAGTTTTTGCTCATATATCTCGTCGAGAATGTACAAAATCTGCCGCTTGCCGTCATAATGCATTTTCCCCCATGCAAACGGGTCAACGGCAAAGCCAAAGTCAATCCCGAATTTCAGCCGGTCAAACGCCCGCATCTCATAATCCGTTATCGTGCGTCCGGTAATGTTGTCAAAGACTG